TATTTCCACAAATAATTGGTCATTCAATTTCGTGTACCTTCGTGAGGTACCCCGATAAAGGAGACCCTCTTCGCCCCGTATATTTAGGAACTTATGCTAACAATTATCTAATCTAAAGCCATGGCTGAACAAAAGAAAACGACGACAAGAAAACGGCGAACAAAAAAAACCGATACCGAACCGTTAATGGCTTCTTATGGTTCTGCTTCATCCACGACTTCACGTAGAAGAAATTTAGCTGGATCAATAGAAAGAACTGATAGATTTAAAAATATTGACGACGGATTAATCCCGTTTAAAACTTCAAAGTCATACGGCAAATCCGCTTTGTCAATAAGGGATGCGGTGATTCTATGTCAAAAGTGTTATTATAATTTTTCTATCTTTAGAAATATTATCGATACCATGACTGAATTTTCTGTTAGCAACCTCTTTTTTCGAGGGGGTAATAAGAATTCGAGAGAGTTTTTCGAAGCCCTATTTAAAAAGATTAATATTTGGGAATTCCAAGATAAATTTTTTAGGGAATACTATAGAAGTGGGAATGTATTTACTTATAGATACGACGCAACACTTACTAAACAAGATGTTAAAAACATAACTCAAGTTTACGGTAAGGCATCTCTACCTAAGGTGCCAGTAGCGGAGATGACGATTCCTTCTAGATATACTATTTTAAATCCAGCAGACATTCAACTTCATGGAACGCTAAACTTTTCAGAAGGAAAATATTATAAAGTTTTATCTGATTACGAATTAGAAAGAGTAAAAAACCCCAAAACTGACGAAGATTTAGAAATATACAACTCTTTAGATGAGGAGACTAAAAAAATATTAAAACGAACAAGCAGTACAACCTCTCTTGTTTTACCCTTAAACCCAGATAAACTTAATGCTATTTTTTACCATAAGCAAGATTACGAACCATTCGCTGTTCCTTTAGGATATCCAGTACTTGAAGATATAAATTTCAAATACGAAATGAAAAAAATGGATATGGCTATTGCTCGAACCATGCAACAAGCGATCCTTTTGGTTACTATGGGTGAGGAACCAGAGAAGGGAGGAATCAATCAAGAAAACTTGAAAAAAATGCAAAACCTTTTCAGTAATGAATCTGTTGGGAGAGTTTTGATTGCTGATTATACAACTAAAGCTGAATTCGTTATACCCAACATTGGTTCCCTCTTAGACTCTAAAAAATACGAGGTCATTAATAATGATATCAACATTGGATTAAATAATATTTTCGTAGGTGGAGAAAAATTCGCTAACCAATCAGCAAAAGTAGAAGTATTTATTTCTCGCCTTGCTCAAGGTAGACAAGCTTTTATTAATCAATTTCTAATGCCCGAAATTAAACGTATAGCTAAAAGTCTTGGTTTCAGAAGTTTTCCAACTCCTTATTTCGAAGATTTCGAATTAAAAACTAGCTCCGAAACTTTAAGGGTATACACAAGGTTAGTAGAGCTTGGAGTTCTTACTCCAGAAGAGGGCATAAAGGCTTTGGAAACGAATCGTTTACCCAACAAAGAAGAATCAGTTGAATCTCAAGAAGAATTCAAAGGACTTAGAGATAAAGGGCTTTACGAACCAATTACAGGTGGTCCGAGTACACAAATGGACCTTGCTGACAAGCAAGCAGAAACTCAGATAGAAATACAAGAAAAAAATCTTAAATCCCAAGAAAAGATGGGTCGAGAAAAACTTAAAGTGCAGCCCAAAGTACCCGTTGGGCAACCTAACCCCCAATCAAATAATACAAAAAAAGAATCTGGAACACCATCAGCAACCAAACACGCACCTAACAAGTCAAATAGAAAAACGACACCAATAGGAGCTAAAGAAGGTTACAGCATGGCAAGGATAAAAGATTTATTTACTTTATCGCAGGATTTAGAAATTGAAGTGGCTAAAAATTTAAGGGAAATGCATGACGTTAAAAGATTAACTAATAAACAAAAAGAAGTCTCAAGAGATATAAGTAATGTTGTAATGGCAAATGAAGAACCAGAAAATTGGTTAAAAAGTGCAAAAAAATATTGCAGTAAACCAATAGACAGCAATAAGGAAAGAGTTAATGAAGTTACTGAAATAGCTTGTCAGCACGAAATAGATATGGAATCAGCAAGTATTTTATACGCTTCAAAGGAACAAGTGGAGAATTAAATTATGGAACAAAACGAACAACAAGGTGAAGAGCAAATCAAAGCCATGTACGGTGAATCAGATGTTGATATTACAATGCCTGATATTCCCATGCCAGAACCAGAACCAGAAAAGAAAACCGAAGTGAAAGACGAGTTAGATGGAGCTTTTAATTTTGCTTTTATTGGTGCTGGACAAGGAGGATCGAGAATCGCTGAAACTTTTCACCAACTTGGTTACAGAAAAACTGCGGCTATAAATACCGCCATGCAAGACCTAAATACCCTTAAGTTAATTGATAATAAATTATGTATCGGTGACGGTGGGGCGGGTAAAGACCCAAGGGTTGCTGAAGAACTTTTTAACAAAAAGTCTGAAGATGTTTTAGATTTTATGAAGTATTCTTTTGGCGAAGAGTTAGATAGGGTTATCGTTAGTTTGGGTGCTGGGGGAGGTTCTGGTGCTGGAATGATGGAACCATTAGTTTATACGGCTAAAGAACTTCAGGAATCCGTAAAAGCTTCAGCTAAACAAGTTGGAGTTATACTAGCTTTACCAAAAGCATCAGAAGGAAAAAAGGTAAACGCTAACGCTTACAAAACATTAAAAAAGGCTTTCGATTTAGTCGATAAGGGTATCGTATCTCCCCTTATTATTTTAGATAACGAAAAAATTACAAAGCTTTATCCAAATCTTGTCGTTTCTAATTTTTGGCAAACTGCAAATATGAGTATGTGTGGGTTATTTAACCTATTTAACATTACCGCATCAAGAGATAGTAGTTATTCTTCTTTCGACAGAAAAGATTACGAAACAATTCTTGATTCAGGATGTATTGTTTTTGGTGCGTCACCAGTGGGGGATTGGAAAGACCCAGTGAGCATCGCTAGAGCCGTTAGGGAAAACCTTAAAAACAATCTTCTCTCTGGAGGTTTAGATTTATCTAGTGGTACTTGTGCTGCCGCAATTGTAATTGGAGGAAAAGAGCAGCTAGACAATATTCCTCAAGCAAATTTAGATCAAGCATTCGAGCAACTTTCAAGAATGTTAAAAGCTGGAAACGTTGTCCATAACGGTATTTACAGTGGAAACAAACCTAATCTTACAGTGTTTACTGCTGTTGGTGGGTTAGCTAGAGCAAATTTAAAATTAGAAGAATTAGCTAAATTAGGAGATTTGTAAAATTAAATGGGTGCGCCGTATAATCATTTACAGCAGCTTAGTGGCCTCAGTCCAGTTAGGAAGATAGGAACTGATGACCTTAAGAACTTTTATTTTTCTGCGGAACGCCCGAAGTTTAATTTTGATTTTAATATTAATGTTAGTGGTATTGTTTATGATAGAGAGGAATTTAAAGCCGTACTCAAGTCTGGTTCTTTTACCCCAGCCGTTAGAGATGATTGGTCTTTAAAATCTTTTACATCAGGAAATGTAAGATGGGAGCCCATGGATGCTCCTTTGGTTTCAGTTATGGTAACTGGGGGGCCAAGGGAGATTCCGTTTGATACACCCTCGTTAAGGATGTTTCAAAGTGGGAGTTTTTATAAAATAGCGACAGAAACAGGTTACCTTGGTTGGAATTGGCGTGGAGAATATGACTCGTTTTGGCATGAAGAATCATCTCTTAAACAGCAATTTAGTGGAGATTTTTACAAATACGACCAAGACCCATTGCTTGCGCGGTTTGTGTTTTTAACGGGAGAAATTACCGCTGAACACGCCCCAGTAAGGCGAGATAGTGAAACAATAGTAGAAAAAGGCTTGGTACTTAGCTATTACTTTGTATCAGGTCAGGTACAGGGGGGAACTAACCCGGGAGGGTAATAATTTAAATTGAAATTTTTTAAAATAAGATTAAAATAAAGGGAAAAAACTAATGAAAGCATCGGTAGAATACGGATTAGAAGGGCAATTTAAGGTAGACACCTACGACCAAGCTGGTGAGTTGGTGTCCACAACTGACTACTTCAACAATTTTATTACCGCCACCGGATTATCTTATCCTTACACTTACAATTTCTCTGATTGTTTTCGTTTTTTGAGTTGTGGCATTAGTAATCTTCCAAACGAAATGTGGGTTACGGGTTTACGTGGTCAAGCTTGCGTTTTACCCGCTAAAAATGTCAACACCAATATTACAGAATTTCAAACTTTAGCTTATTTACACGACCCACATTTAGATAAGAAAAATGACGCAAGCGCAGGAAGCTGCGGAACGAGAGTTGGAGCAGATGGTCCAGCTATGTACCGAGGGTGGGTTATCCCTACTGGGGAAGATATGTTTATGGCTCAAACGTATCCGATTAACGAGTTCGCTGTATTCCCTAGTTCTGGACAAGACGAAACCGGAAGGTATGCTTTTAGTAGGGTACCAAGAAGCGTTTCTCTTCCTTCGGGAACAAAGAGTATCGTTACTTACATGTTAAATGTAAAAATTAAAAATACAGGACTTCACCATTTTGATGCTGGCACATTTAACACAGGTAACGCAGAAATATCTGAACAAGCTGATTTGGTTCGCACCTTTGGGGAATTGTCTGGTTATTATAGACAAGTTTACCATGGAATAAGATGCGTTGATAATCAAGGGCGAACTTTTATTCCAAAATATGGAGACCCGATGGAGCCAAGTAACGTAAGGCTTGATCAGTTAGCTATTTATTTTTCTTCGGATAATTCTCAGTTTGAAGCCAACACAAAGGGTGGAGCAGCCCTTAATGTAGCTAGTTCTTACGCTACAGATGGATTGTACGCATTAAGTTTCAATCATGATTTAGATGTAAATGCTAACGTACCTGATGATCAAACATACTTTAACCGTACAATGCCGATTTCAAGTGAGCCTCAGAATGACGCAACTAGCCCATTTAAATTAACTAGAGACATTCGGTTGAAACCAGCCTCCTCAACAGAAAGGCAACCCCGTTTATCCAATTACCTTGATACAACTAGTCAAAGCGTAGACCTTAAATCCGCGAATTACGATTATTTAACGGACGGTACACTTGGGGATAACGCTATTTCAATGGCCACCTTTGGTTATCAAGAAATTAGACCCAATG